AAATGAATCTATCGAAAGAGCCTTGAAGAGATACAAAAGGAAAGTTCGTAACGTTAAACAACAACAACAAATAAGAGAAAATAGATATCACGAAAAACCTTCGTCTATTAAAAGAAAACAAAAATCTAAGGCGGTATACCTACAAGCTAAAAGTGATAGAGAAGAACTTTAAGATAAACTTTCTTTAAGTTGTTCTAATTTTACTAAAGATAATAAATCAGAACCACTCTCGTCTACTTTCTTTTCAACTTCTAAAACAATCTCTTTTAATTCAACATTAGACTTCAATTCATTAATTGACTCTCTAAGTTGTGTTTTTAATTCAGTAACTATATCATTAACTTCTGACGTATTCATGTCAGTATATTTCTTAAACTTTTCTTTCTCAGATTCAGTCATTACCGAAAATTTGTCATTAAATTTAGTTACCAATAAAGAAGATAATATTGATTGTGTTACAGGATTAGTAGACTCCTTAATCTCTTTAGGTTCGGTTAAAATACCAACTAAAGTATTCTTTGACTCGATACGTTCCACTAATGTTTCGTAACCGTGATTGTGAACTAAAATATCTAAATGTTTTGTAGTTTCATTCTCATTACATTTTACTTGACCAACCAACGTAGAAAGTTTCTTAACCCCTGAAACATAATCTTTAGTCATTAAAGATTTGATTTCATTTACTGCCTCAATGATAAACTCTGAAGCAATTTCTTTACTAGAAATGTGTCTGGTTTCGAAATCTGTATAAATGTTAAAAACCTTATTAAGAGATTTGTTTTCATTTAATACAGTCATTATTGTATTGAACGTTTTTTTAAACGTTTCTTTGTTTGTATATTCTTCGGCTAAGCGAGTATAAACCTGTTGTCTTAATTTTCCTAAAGCAATCATATTACAATGTGTTTACTAATAAATATCTTAAAGTTTGTATTAATTACTCTCCTAAGATATTTTTAAGCTTTTTTTCTAACTCAGTAGTTACTTCTTGACCCTTCATTAGATTTAATTTTTTAGGGACACCAAAGTCCTTAGTTTCTAATATAATGGATAAATCTTCTTCGGTATTACTCTCACCTAATTCACCACCATCAGTGTCCATTGGGATATCGTCAGTAGGTTCTTCCGTTGCTGGGGAATCCATACCTGTGTCTCCCATACCTCCCATATCAGAACCATCATCCACATCACCTGTAGGTTCAGGAGCATCAGGGTCTCCGTATAATTCATCTATATTTGTAAAGACACCTGTTTTCTTTATCACTTCTGATGTCGTTTCCAATTCACTAGCAATCGCCTTTTCAAAACGTTGTTGTTGTAAATCAAGTTTAACCTCTTCATCAGACATACCTAAAATTGTTTTCTTAGCCCATGTGTGTGATACTGCAGATATACCATTTCCTGGGTCACTTACCGCATCTTTATAAAGTAATATCTTTTCTTTCCAAGCCTCAACCTTAAGTAAGTCAGACTGTGTCGAAGGATTTGTTAAACCTAATGTAAAGTTATTAAGTTCATCCTCCATCCCTAACATATATAAATGGATTACGGCAATTTTATTTAACTCTTGAATCATTGCCTTTTGAATACGATTAATAGTTCTTGCGAAACGTATATCTTGTAATGATAAGTTTTTACCGTCAGCGACCACATCTTCAAACCCTAAAAATGCTTTAGGTATACGAAGTGCCGCTAATAATTTCTTTTGTATGTATTCGATATCAGCAATCTCAGAAAGGTTTTGTGCTCCTGGTAGTGTATCGATTGGGTTAGGTGCGTTAGGGTCACGTACAGGGATAAAGTAATCTTGGTCAACCGCCATTTGATTATACCTTTGGTCCACTTGCCCATTTGCAGGGTCTACTACATTATCTCTTTTAAACTTATTCGCAATTCGTTGTACATATTGGTCGACATCTTTATCGTCCATATTACCCACAAATACTTTGAATACCCTTCTTTCAGGTGCTCTTGAAGTTCTATAGATTAACATCGCATCCTCAGCTAAAACTAATTGTTTCCAAATACGTCTTGCTTTTTCTAGCATAGAAGTACCATAAGGTAATTTTCTATCGTCACCCAATAATCTAAAGTGTGCTATTTCCCACACATTAAACTCCATATCTTTTTCTTTCCAAACATATTTGGTTTCTCTTGATTCTGAAGAATTACTTTGATTACCACTTGACCCGTGAACATTCATTCCTTTCTCTATTCTTTCAACTTCCATATTCGGTAATTGGTTACAACCAATAATACCTTTCTTTGGGTCTAATTTAAGATAAAGAAAATTATCACCATACTTACATGTGTTTCTAGTCCACATAGGTAAGTTAGTGTCAATGTCTAATATGTTGTTAAATAAATCACCTAATATTGATTTAATTCTTTTACTCTCTGAATAAACATTTAAGATATACCCTTGTTCTGACAATGTCGTTGCTTCTTCAGCATATATATCTAAAGCCGCTGATATCTCAGGAGTAAACTCCATAGACTCATAATCATAATACGCAGCCATCCTATTTGGTTCATGAAAAACCGCCTGTTGGTATAACTGACTATCAATTTTAGTCCATTGGTTATTTAAGAACAACGCTTGTTGTGCTTGTAGTTTTTCCTGTTCATACTCCGCACTATCCGTAGTCCTTAACAATTCTTTCTTATCAAAATTGTATGTAGGTGCTGGGTCACTAACAGGACTTGCTCCTGTAGTTCCTCCAAATAGTTTACCTAATCTTTGATAAATTGTATAATTTTGCTCTGCCATGTTAACATATAAATATTCAAAATAATATTAGTTGAAATATTATTCTAAGTCAATATTAATTATTTCTTCTTTTACCACCCATTAACCATGAAAAATCCGAATAGTCTTGTCTACCGGCAACACGGTTTGGATTTGATGGGTTATTTGGTGCGATACCTCTAAACGGGTCCAGTGACCCTAATTGTCTTCTATTACTGTTCTGTTGTGGTTGAGGTGTGTTAGGACTATCTGTAACTGTCCATCCCTCTAATAATGCCTTTGTTGATGCTTCTGACTTTTTTAATAGTGAAAATGAGAATTCACCAACATATACACACATCGCCATAGCCATAATTAAATCATCGTGATGACCTTTCATATGGTCTGCCTTCCCATTAATATAGACAAAGGTATTCATTTCATTTACTAATCTGGTTGATTTTACAACAAAATTATGTCTTAATGACTCCTCAAAGGCAGCGACTATTTGTGTTCGTTTACTGTTAAACGATAAACCTGGCATTTTTTCATGTGCCTTAGGATTCCAAGACCATTTATCAAACGCATTGATACCATCAACATATAAGTCTTTATATCCTAATTCTTGTAGTTTCCTTACCGTTGCAACCCCCATACCTCCTGTGATATCTACAACTGTAAATGCTGAATACATACTACCCCATTTGAAACAAACATCCGCTAATTCGTCGGGGGGTATCTTACCTAAGTACTCAGCAACTTGTTCTCTGGTATCAAAATCGACTATACAAATAGACGATGAATCTTCGGAATCTCCTCGAGACACATCAACACCCATAATATACCTGTGGTCTTTAATCGGTTCATTCCAAACCCACATTTGACCCGCCATATACTTTTCTTTAGGTTCTTCTAACATTCGTTCCCTTATCATTTCAATGGTGTCAGGAGGTATTACGTTATCTCCCGAACCTAAGAAATTGTTCTCTAACTCTTGTGATATCTTACGTCTATCATATTTTAATTTTTTAGACATTTGTTCAAACCAACTAGAATATGGTTTATAACCTTTCTTAATTAATTTAGAAAACTCATCTTGATTATTTTCTATTAATACCACCTCATCGTCGTTATATTTATCCCTATTTAGAATGTAGTCAACAATGTCTTTAGTTTTTATCCACTTTAAGTCTTTGGTGAATCTAGGGTCTTTATACCATACCATTTCGGTAATCTTAAAATCGTTTAACCCTTGTTGGCTCTGAGCGTATATCTCATAATAAATTTTATCAAACCCGTTAGGTGTTGATACTACGATTACTTTACCACCCGTAGATAGAGACGCCATACATGCCGCCCAAAAATCGTTACCGGCATCAATATATGCCGCTTCATCAAAAACCAATACCGTTGGTGTGTACCCCCTTAGTGCATCCATAGAGGTTGCAACCGCCTTAACCTCACAACCATTATTCAAACGGAAGTGTGACTGAGAATCTTTATCTTTAGAAAACCCTACGTTAATCCATTCAGGCCATTGATTCAAAAACCCTCTAACCTTATTCGCCATTTCTTTAGCGGTATCAAGTTTGTTCGCAATAATTAGAACTTTCTCAGGTTGTTTAGGGGATGCGAATTGTAATTTTTTACTAACCCAAGCCGAGGTTGCCGTAGAAACACCCGCCTGTCTATACTTAAGTGCTAAGTTTTCATTATATGTGTCGTAATCCCTTATTAGTTGTTCTTGGTCAGGAAATAATTCAAAGGGGACGTATTTAGACTGAGTATTATCATACGTCTCTAAATAAGTCTTCAATGCGTAAGGAGTGTCCTTTAAACATTTAGTGTATTCTGTTATTAATTCCTGTTTAGTCATATACTATAAATATAAATCTAATTGTTTTATCATATCTCTACTAATACCAAAGAATTTTTTATACCCATCAAAATGTAAATACTCAGTAGTCATTCTAAACTCATAATTAGTGAATTGTGTCGCACAATGTGAAAGATTCCAAGTTTCAACAATTCTAGCGTCTAATGTTTTAGTCATTAACTCCTTATATAAATTAATATGGTAATCTAAAACCTCCCTATCTTTAAACCATAACAATCCAGCATTTAACCACTCTCTAACCATTGGATATTCAGGGTACTTTTTTGAGAAATATGATAACCTCTCATAATACTTGTCATCCAATGTGGTGCTTTTCTCATACATAAACCTAACATCGTCTTTAATATTAAACTTAGTCGATATAAAAATATCAGGGTCGACCCAAATAAAATCACAATCTTTTTGGTCCTCTAAAACCTCCAACTTCGCACCACAAAAAAATTCAGGTGTCGTTTTTAATTCGTGTAATGTTATAGGTAAATCGTTATAATGTTTTTCGCTCTCCTTATCACAATACAAATGAATGTCAGAATAAAATTTTAATGCAGATTTAATAGACACCCTAGTCATTGTGATTATCTCTTCTTTTAGGTCTCTGTTAAAAAAGTATTCAAAACCCTGCCTAAGTGAAGGGTCTAAATGTTGTGCGAATAATAATCTCATAGTGTGCGAATAATAATTTTATGTAAAAAAAATGGGGACATAAAGCCCCCATAGTATTTAATATGATTGTTTGTGTTTAGTTCAATCCGATACCAAAGTCACTCAAAAAGTCACCTAAATCATCATCACTAAAACCATCATTAATATCTTCCATAGAGTTACGGAACTCTTCCATTGCTTCCTCAGACTCCTCACCTTTCATTCTTTCAATAATACCATCAACTAATTGTTGTAAAACTAACTTACCTCTATCAGTACCACTCATTACCTCATTAGATAATGATAGTAATGTTTTGGCGTCCATCACAACAAACTCAGCATAAAGGGCGTTTTGTAGAAATTTCTTGTCGTCATCCATTAAAACTTCTTGTGGATATGACGCTCTGAATCTATCCCAAATAGCTGGACCTAATCTTAAATCCCATATCTCCTTATCTAACGTATCTTCTAATTCAACTACTTTATCTGCTTGGTCAGGTGATAAATCATCCATAGAATATGCTCCTAAGTATTCTTTAATTCCTTTAATCAGTTCGTGTAATAAAATTGGAAACGAAATTGCCGTAGCTTTAATCGTTGGTGGGTCAGTTTCCATATCCACTTCTTCTCTACCACCGACAGGTGCATCACCACCACCAGGAGAACCTCCCGGTAACATAGTCGATGCTGGTACTTGCCAATATAACATATCGTTAGCAGTCATCATAATACCGTATTGATTGAATAAGTTATCAGAACCTGTTAGTTCTCTTAACTCTCTTTGTACCAATGCGTACATGTAATGTCCTCTTTTAGATGAACCTTGCATGATTGCGTTTATAAAACGTCTTTTAGCTCTTTCTAATTTTAAGTCTTCGAAAGTCTCAAATGCTTGTTCTTCTTGTTCAAATTCTTCTTCTGTTGGTTCTTCGGGTGTTTGTGTAAAATCATCTTGTTTTACTTGTCCCATACCAACCAATTTAGACTCTAATCTAAATCTTTTTTCAGGGTGTGATTTTATTCCATATATCCCTGGCTCAAATTCAGTTAATCCTTCTTCATCAGCAACTAATTTAATAGAAAGTCTTTCTAATTCTGACTTATACCTACTTTCTGTTGCTTGAACCTGTTGGAATGATTGACCAATCATCGGCATTAATTGCATAATACCTTGCATACCTGTTTGAACATCTGAAGTGAACCCTGTGGCGTCTTTAAACTTATCGACCACCTGTTTGTATCTCTCTGAAGCTAAAAGCTCTTCAAAGGTATCAGGAATATCGTTGTTATCAACGTCAATATCTAACGCAGGGTTGTCAGATAATGGACTGTCTTTATCTGCAATCGTTTTTTCTATCGAAGGGTCGGGTCTTTGAGTCCCGTCAAATTTCATTGGCATCTCGTCTAAATTTTTTTTAATTTCAGCTAAGATACTACCTTTCGATATGAATCCAAAATCTTTCATACCTTATTTTTTCATTTGTTGAGGTTTAGAACCTCTTTGTTTAGGTAACCCACCTTTCTTCTCATCACCACCAGCGAAAGTTCTTCCATTTTCTTCGATGTTTTCATCTTCCATCTGTGCTTTTGGTTTTGGTGAGTGTCTTGGTTTAACAATTGGTTTACCTGGTTTTATACCTGGTGTTGTTGTTGGTTTTACAGGTGTCTCTACAGGTGAGTTTCCTAATATGTCACCTAATTTTCCATCAAAAATGTCTATATCCATAAAGTCGGGTAATTTATCTGTTTTAGTTTGAGATGCTAAGGTAGTGTTTTCTACCATTTCAGATATGAATTTTACCAATTCTTTTTTGGTTGTTTTTGATTCTGACATTGAAGACCCTGAAGTGGACTTAGTCCCTTTCTTTTTACCTCCAATATTAACTTTTTCTTTTGGTTGTGCAAATCCTGTATGACCCGACTTAGAAACTTCTTTAGCTTGTTTCCCTTTTTCAACAAACTTAACAGAGTTTAATGTTCCGTCAGTCTTGTCTAATCTATTGTCTGATACTTGTTTTGAGTGTGTATCTTGTTTCCACCCCTTATCCGCAGATACAGGTTTAGTGAAATCAGACTCCTCATCTAATTCCTCTTCATGTGTTTCATCCTCCTCAGTAACTTCAATAGTGTCATCACTATCGACTTTATCTTTAATTTGGTCCACATTGTCTGAAGAAACCTTATATGTCGCTTCAGAGAAAATCCTACTATGTAAGATTGCTATTTTTTTCTCATTAAGAATAGATAGGGTCTTTTCTGTAAACCCTTCCCTTAATAAATCATTATATTTTTTATTATTCTTCATCTTGTTCTACGATATCAATTACTTTATCAAAGGTTAAAACAAAATCCCTCTCGTATAGTTTGTCTGAAACTGAATCTAACGACTCACCAAACCTAAACACTAAACGAGTTAAACCTTTGTCTACAATCTCCTCAGTATCAGCATCTTCCCACCCTAAAGCGACAACATCTTCAACTGCGTCATAAACACAAAAATAGTCTGAATTTTGTATTAAGTGTAGTTTTAAATTTGATTCTTTTAATATTCCAACCTTTTTTATGTATTGTAACTCAGGAGGATTTGCGTTACCCGCAGCTGGTACAGATTCCCATCCGTCACCAAAAGGTTCTACCTCATTACTACCAAATATAAATTCATAAATATTATTACCTATGTAGTTTGGTCCAAGTTCATTAACATAAATTAATCTCATATTATTTGAAGTATTTACCTAAAACGTTATCTATTTTTGTTGAAACTTCACTCTCACTTAAGTCTCCAAAGATTAAGTTACCTAACTTATCAATTTCACTATCTGTTGGATTTACGTTCTTTAACTTTTTAGAAAATGTTCCATCAGTGTCTATAGTGTCGGATTTGTCTAATTTATCTGCAATTTTGTTAGTTCCCTTTGAAACCGCTTTAGCACCTAAATCATTTACCATCTTTCTAGCTTCAGGATTTTCTTTATAATATGTTAAAAATTTAGAACCTAATGTTTTAAGACCGTCCATAAACGCTCCTTCATCTAAATCCATTTCTAAATTTGGTTCCATACCCATATCCTCATCTTCAACCGCTGGTTCGAACATTTTAACTAACATATCAAAAGTTTCTTTGAAGTATGCTCTTAAGTAACATCTCTTACCGTGTTCGATTAATCCGTTTCTGTCTTCTTCATATTCTGACCAATCATCCCAATAGAAATCAACCGCTGATTCAACTGCCGATTCAAACTCTGATGAGAATGGTGATGGCATTTTTTCAGGTTCACCTAAGTCGGTGTGTACTGAACGATTAAATGCGGTTTGGTCTGAACTTCCCCACTCGTTTAATTCTTTTTCTTCTTCATCTATATCAATAACTTCGGATAAATCATCTTCTAACTCCATTTCATCCTCTTCAGCTGGTAAATCATCCATATCTAAACCTAAGTCTTCTAATCCTGATTCTTCATCTGACGAATCTAATGACTCTTCACCATCAATTTCGAATTCATCTAACTCTTCAAAGTTAGACATAACATCTTCTAAGTCTTCAGAATTTAACTTTGTTAAGTCTACTGCTGAAATTATTGAATTTAATACGTATTTAATGTCAGAAGACTCTAAGTCGATTTTAATCTCTCTTAAAGCTTGTCCTAACTTACCTGTTAATTTTTGTACTTTTTTTAATGACCCACTTCCTTCTTCTTCGTCTTTAGGTTCTCCAATCTCAGAATCCATATCTAAATCATCTTCGATATCGATATCCTCTTCTGAATCATCACCTAAATTAAGACCTGATAAGTCTAAATCTTCATCCTCTACGTCCATTGCTGGCTCATCCATCATTGGTTCATCCATTGCAGGTTCTTCTGAAGGGGCTGCTGGTTTCTTTAAAACATATTTAGTCTCATTTAATACAGGGTCTTCTTTACCTTCATTAAACTGTTCGTTCAATGGCTTAATAATTAAATTAATTTTCTTAAGTGCTCCTGAATAAGAACTAAATCTATTCTTATTTTTGTTTAAAATACCATCAACATAATCTAATGATGACTCGTTTAAACCTGTTTTAACGTAATACCCATCGTTTTCTTTAACGATTGCGTACGTATTACCATCAACTGCGTATTTAGTATACTCAGTTGTTGACTCATTCACAGAATGGTCCGTTGTCTTATAGTTGGCAATTTCAATCATTCTTTGAATCTTATCTTGCCCTGTTAGCTTTTCGCTACCTAATGGTTTCATTTTCATTTTAAAATGTCTTTAACTAAATTTAGTTTATCGTGTATATACTATTATAAATATCTGTTTTTAACAAAAAAATATTATTCTTCTACTTTATCCTCATCTAACGACAAAGACTTATCATATAGTTCGTTCTTAGCATCTAATAATTTACCTATATAACCGTTTCTCCTTAAGAATTTGAAAACCAAGTTTTCATATGAATATTCACCGTATTCTTCTAACCCTGTTGAACGGAAACGTTTTAATTTTTTTCTTATTTTATTAATATCCTCCATGATTTTATCATAATCACCTGTACCCTTAGAATCTTCAACAACCTCATCGATTATCTTCATCCACTGTGTTACCTTAGATATTAATTTTTCTTCGTCAGGTTCTCTACCACCTGATTTTGGTTCTACAATCCACTTATCTTTTAATATCGAATACACACCTGAAGAAAAATGTGCTTCATTTGCGTCTTGTACATATAACTCAACCTCAAAACCTTTTACTTGAATATTATGTGATGTATTCCAATTGATACGTTTACTGTCAAAAAACTCTTTAATGAATGAAACGTTTTCACCAACATCCTCAAAGTCTAATACAACGTGTAAATCAACGTCTGAGAATTCAGACCAATTATAGTTAGATAAAGAACCTGTCATTATCACGTCAGCAATGTCTAATTCAATAACTAAGAAATCTAAAAATTCGTTAGTAATCTCCATTAAACGTTCTCTAATTTCAGAAACCATTTTAGGACTACCTTCAGTTCCTTCCCAAATATCACTACATAACTCGTCCTTAGTTTTGAAACTTTGTATGATTTTAGGGTCTTTTTGTTCTTTAATTTTCATCTTCTTCGATTTTTTTATACTCAAAAACACGTCCAATATTTTTATTGAAGAAACTTCCCTGTGAATCTGCCATTCTGAATTTTGTGAATATTTCCCACGGAACGTCAGAATATTCGTACTCGACACCATTTTTAAACTCTACTAAAAGAGTTTTACTGTCTGTATGATATGTTGCTTCTTTTAAGTTAGACGAATCTAACACAACATTAATTTTTTTACCTAATATCTTTTCTGATATAATTGCCATAAATACGCGTGTTTATTAATATAAATATTAAGAATTATATTAAAATAGAAAACCCCTCTTTCGAGGGGTTTCAATTTATACTTAAACTTCTTCGTAATCGACATCTTGTGTCCCCTCATCAGGTCCACCACTATCACCTGTTTCACCTGTTTGATATAGTCTCGTGGTTATTTGATTCCACACACCCTCAAGTTCAGATTTCTTACTCGTGATAAGTTCTAAGTTTTCTGAAGTCTTAGCTTCATTAAGTTCTCCTATTAACTTCTCTAAGTTTGTTTTTTCATCTTCAGAGATTTTGTCACCTAACTCAGACATTTGTTTCTCTGTTGTAAACACATATGAATCGGCTTCATTAATAAGTTTAATCTTTTCTTCCTTCTTTTTATCCTCTTCTCTATTTTGTTCTGCCTCGTCTTTCATCTTTTGGATGTCTGCGTCAGATAAACCTGTTGAGGATTCAATCTTAATCTTTTGTTCTTTACCGGTTCCTTTATCTTTAGCCGAAACATTTAAAATACCATTGGCGTCAATATCAAAAGTTACTTCTACCTGTGGGATACCTCTTGGTGCCATTGGAATACTTTCTAATTTGAATTTACCTAATGTTCTGTTATTTGTGGCCATTGGTCTTTCACCTTGTAAAACGTGTATTTCTACTACCGTTTGATTGTCGATTGCCGTTGAGAACGTCTGTGACTTATTAGTGGGGATTGTTGTATTTGATTCAATCAATTTTGTCATAACACCACCCATTGTTTCAATACCTAATGAAAGTGGAGTAACATCCAATAATAATACATCTGTAACGTCTCCTGATAATACACCTCCCTGAATCGATGCACCCATTGCAACAACCTCATCAGGGTTTACCCCTTTATTTGGTTCTTTACCGAATAACTTCTTAACCGCATCCTGTACTGCTGGTATACGAGTTGAACCTCCTACTAAGATTACCTCATCAATCTCACCAATTGTTAGGTTCGCATCTGACAATGCTTTTTCACAAGGTTTGATTGAACGGTCAACTAAATTAGATGTTAATCTATCAAAGTCTGCTCTGGTTAATGTAGTCTCAAAGTGAATTGGTCCACTAGCACCTGCAGAAATATAAGGTAAACTAATAGAGGTTTGATTTGCCGTTGATAATTCCACCTTAGCTTTCTCAGCCGCCTCTCTAACTCTTTGAATCGCCATTGGGTCTTCAGAAATATCTACGTTTGATTGAATCTCGATTAGAGACATAAAGTGGTCGATAATTGCTTCATCGAAGTTATCCCCACCTAATTGTGTATCACCGTTAGTAGATAATACCTCAAAGATACCATCACCTAATTCTAAAATAGATACATCAAATGTACCACCACCTAAGTCAAAGACAACGACCTTCATGTCTTTATCTTTCTTATCCAATCCGTACGCCAACGCAGCTGCCGTTGGTTCGTTAATTATACGTAAGACCTTTAATCCTGCGATTTCACCAGCTTCTTTAGTTGCTTGACGTTGTGAATCGTTAAAATAAGCTGGTACCGTAATAACCGCCTCAGTAACAGACTCACCTAAAAACGATTCGGCGCTTTTACGAATGTTTTGTAAGACCATTGCTGAAATCTCTTGAGGTACGTAGTCTCTACCATTTGCGGTTATAACAACAGAGTCGTTATTTCCCTTTTTAATTTTATATGCGACGTTTTTATGGTCGTCATTTAACTCACTATATCTCTGACCGATAAATCTTTTAGCCGAGTATATGGTGTTTAAAGGATTTGTAACGGAAACTCTTTTTGCGGTGTTTCCTACTTTAATATCGCCATCCTTAAACGATACAATTGAAGGGGTAGTCCTACCTCCCTCATTATTTACAATAACTTTAGGTTCTCCACCCTCCATAAAAGAGATACATGAGTTTGTTGTTCCTAAGTCAATACCAATTACTTTTCCCATATGTTTTTTAATTTGTTTATATTAGACGTTTGTAGTCATACCAAAAGTAAATAATCTTTTTAAAAGATTCAACAAACGTTTTGATTTATTTAATATGTTATGTTTTGGTTGATTAAACTATAATACATATCTTTGTGGTTCCTTAGGTCAAAAAAAATACCGAATAGGGATTAACTGACAAAGTGTCAGTTGTAATCTAATAATACTGACAAATAGTAATTCTATTGTTTTTTAGATAAAATGTAGTATATTTGTAGAGTCAAAAACAAAAAAAAAGTTTTTATATATGGATACAGAATTCGAAGAACAAGGAGGAGGTAGAAGACTTCCAATGAAGAAAAGTAAAAACGATTCGAGAACACCCGTGTTGGATAATTTCTCTCGTGATTTAATTAAATTAGCAGAGCAAGGAAAACTTGACCCTGTAATTGGTAGAGAGAAAGAGATTAATAGAATCGCACAGATTTTATCTCGTCGTAAAAAGAATAACCCGATTGTTATTGGTGAACCTGGTTCAGGTAAAACCGCAATCGTGGAAGGGTTAGCAATAAAAATACACCAAGGAGACTGTCCTAAGAACTTAGCGGATAAACGTATAGTTTCATTAGACTTAACTTCTGTTGTTGCGGGTACTAAATACCGTGGACAGTTTGAGGAGAGACTTAAGGCTATTTTAGAAGAGTTGGTTGATAATGATAATGTAGTGGTCTTTATTGATGAGATACATACCATCATTGGAACTGGTAACTCTTCAGGTTCATTAGATGCTTCGAACATCATTAAACCCGCACTGTCTCGTGGTGAAATACAATGTATTGGTGCCACTACGTTAGACGAGTATCGTGAGAATATTGAAAAAGACGGAGCATTAGAAAGACGTTTCCAAAAAGTATTGGTTGACCCTGCGACAACTGAGGAAACAATGATTATCCTTTCTAATATCAAATCTAAATACGAGAATCATCATAAGGTTAAGTATAGCGAAGAATCATTAGAGGCTTGTGTTACCTTATCGGACAGATACATTACTGACCGTGAATTACCTGACAAGGCTATCGATATCTTAGATGAGGTAGGTGCAAAGGCGCAAATCGATGTTAAATTACCTGAATTTATCGAAGACCTTAAATTACAAGTTGCTGAGATTAAGAGAAAGAAATTGGATGTGGTTAAGACACAAAACTATGAAATAGCTGCTGAACTAAGAGACCAAGAAAAGAAGTTAATTAATAAGTTAACAACTGAGAAAGAGGAGTGGGAACAAAAACAAAACGAAAACAGAACTTTAATTACTGAAGACGATGTTTATAAAATTGTTTCAGATATGACTAATATTCCTGTAACTCGTTTAGACAGTGACGAAGCTAAGTCATTACTTAATTTAGAAAAAACCTTAAAGGCTAACGTAATCGGACAAGATGACGCAGTTACTAAGATTTCTAAAGCAATTCGTAGAAATCGTGTAGGTATTAAGGAACCAAACAGACCAATCGGTTCTTTCATATTCTTAGGTTCGACAGGTGTAGGTAAAACACACTTAGCTAAAACATTAGCACGTGAAATCTTTGGTGATGAATCGGCAATGATTCGTGTGGACATGTCAGAGTTAATGGAAAAACACTCAGTATCAAGATTAGTAGGGTCTCCTCCAGGATACGTAGGACACGACGAAGGTGGTCAATTAACCGAACAAGTTAAAAACAAACCTTACTCTGTAATACTTTTCGATGAGATTGAGAAAGCACATAGAGATGTCTTTAATATCTTACTTCAAGTATTAGATGAGGGTCACTTAACAGATGGTTTAGGTCGTAAGATTAACTTTAAAAATACTTTAATTATTATGACTTCTAATGTTGGAGCAAGAAAACTACAAGACTTCGGAACGGGGTTAGGATTTAGTACAGACTCTACAGTTTCACAACACGAAGAACTCACTAAAGGTGTAATTCAAAAAGCACTAAAGGCAGAATTCTCACCTGAATTCCTAAACCGTTTAGATGATATTGTCGTATTCAAAGCTTTAGAGAAAGAAAACATTGGTAAAATCGTAAAGATTGAAATGAATAAACTCTCAAAGAGAATTGTAGAAAGAGGTTACAACATTAGTTTTGGACCATCAATCATCGACTTTATCGCAGACAAAGGGTTTGACGCCAAATACGGAGCAAGACCAATACGTAGAGCGATTCAGGAATACATAGAAGACTTTATCGCTGAGGAAGTATTAGGTAAAGGTATTGTTGAGGGGAAGAGTTACTCCCTTAAAATAAATAAGGATTCTGAAAAAATTTCAGTAACAGAAAAAAAATCATAATCTTTTTGGTTACTTAAATAATAAAGAGTATATTTGTACTCAAATTAATAAACGATGAACGAACAAAGGTTAAATAGGTTTAAAAAACTACTTTCAGTACCAAGTAAGTCAAGAAATGAGTCTCAGATGGTTAACTTCATCTGTACTCAACTTGACAATATGATTGACAGTGGGGTTAATCTCGATTACTACTTAGACGAACTTAGTAACATTTATGTGACTAAAGGAGAGTCTGAATCGTACCCGTGTTTTATCTCACACACTGACACGGTACACGAAATAGACTCCATCAACGTAGTTGAAGGGATTAAAACTAAACCTAACACTTTCGGTAAGTCATTTGGTAACGAAGAATTCGATGTTCTTTACGCAGTTAACGACCAAGGAAATCCTACGGGTATTGGTGGTGACGACAAATCAGGGATTTTTATTTGTTTAGAAATCCTTCGTAACGTCCAAGAGTGTAAATTAGCTTTCTTTGTTTCTGAAGAAATTGGTTGTATAGGGTCATCAAACGCAGATGTCGAGTTTTTTAACGATGTAACATTTGTTTGTGAGTATGACGCACCTGGAGACCACTTAATTACCGAGATTTGTTCGGGAGTTCGTTTGTATGAAGTAAACGGTGAATTTATCAACACAATGAAACCAATCATCGAAAATTCCTTTGGTAACCCGATGATTGAACAATCACACCCTTTTACCGACGTGATGCAACTTAAAAACAAGTTACCTGTGTCGTGTATCAATATCTCATGTGGATATTATAACATGCACAGTGTGAATGAATTTATTGCACTGGTAGACGTAGAAAAAGCGATTGACTGTGGTATTAGTATGACTATGTATGGTTTACAGGATAAATATTACTATGAAAATGACACACCTAAATATTTTAACGATTCTAAAGAGGATGTTTACGAATCTGAAAACTCTAAATGGTTAAGTGAAGGTGTTGTAATATTTGATGAGGATTCATCGGGAATTACGATTGAGGAATACGAAACAGGAAACTGTGTCTACCTAACAGAGAAAGAATGTAAGAAATTATATGAAACTCTAAAGTCGAAATTCACACCCTCGTCACAGTACCGTTTATTTTAAACACAAAAAAAGAAACACCCAATAGGGTGTTTTTTTTATTTAAGGAATAATTTAGATTCCCTTTGTCTTCTTGAGATTAACCCCTTACTAAATTTACCATTAATCATTGTACTGTCTTTCGGCAAGATATTAGCAGCGGATTTATATTTTTTTTGTTTAACTAATTTAATGAAATTAGATTTTCTTAAACCTTGGCAACCCGCGTTAAATACCAACGATACTAATACGTCAAACATATTTTGAGTAATCATATGGTTATTTTTTGTAGTATCATCTGACTTCCACTCGTTTAGAAAACGTCTAACACAATTTGCCGATTCAGTGGCATCGTTCTGTAAGTATTTTTGCGCTTGTTCTTTAGTTATTACATCACCAACTTTAGGGGTTGGTTCAGAAAGTGCTCCTGTGTGTCCCCATCCAATTGTGACTCTACCATCACCTAATTTATATGCTTTCAATACGGGTTCTCCTTTTTGTTTTACACTACCCTCATCGGTTTTTATTGTGTTCCAAAAATTTTGAGATGCCTTTAGTTTAGTGCCGTCTACGTAATTTTCATTAGTGACTACTTTTGTTTCTTTTTTCGTTGGGGGTGTTTTAGGTATTCTATTGGTAATTAGTTTTATTGATGGGTAAACAACACCTTGACGATTAGTCGAATAATCCTCTATTTTTACTATTTCTTTTTTACCTTTGGTGGTAAAGACTAACGTTTCACCTTTTAATCTAATGTTATTACCACGAATAACTATTTTGGCTGGAGAACCAATTAAATCGACATTACCCTCTCCATAATATTTAACTAAATCACTCATCATAGCATAGTATAACGACATTGTTTCTTCGTCTTGTTCAAACAAACTTCTCTTAATTATGTGAGGTGATTCTTTTAATTTTAAACTGGTTTGAGTTAATAAGGTTATTATATCGTCAGATTCGACTTGTCTTATATATGACCTTCCGTAATCCACATCATTATTTGTATTGACAATACTAATTCTATGGTATCCTGTATCTATAGAATACCCCAAATATATAAACTCTTCACCGTTAGCAGTTTTGTATTTATGATTATCATACGTTGAACGTTGAAGGTCCCATGTTGAAAGATATCTATAATTATCATAAGCTGCAGCGGGGGATTTAAGAATATCGAGACCATATTTAAGTAATTTTACACGGTCTTCCTTAAACTCATCAACCTCAAGTTCATACTCATCATTAATTTTATCGATTAACGATGCCACCCAATCCTTTTTAAATTCTGTAAATGCTGGACCTCTTTCTGAGTCATCAAAATATTCGTATTTGGCGTCTGACATATTAAATAAATCGGATTGCGAACCAACACCACGCCTCAAGTGTTTAGACTTTTCGATTGTGTCTTGAATATTATAACCCCTATGTGATGGTCTAATTAAATATTTAAAAAGTCCTGATACTTGTATTTCGTATTCTCGTAATTCATCTCTTTCTATTAACCCGATAGTTTTAAACCCGTATTCCAGCCAATCATTATGTACTTTTTCCATTTCCTTTGAAAATCCTTCAGCATAACAACGTGTGCTGAATTCTTGGTATTCTTCCGCTAGTCTCCTCTCATCTTTATTAAACATCGATTTTAAAGTATCCGCGATATACTCGTCAAGTTCAAAATCATCGGCGCGTCCTTCAATTTTTTCTCTCTTTGCTATTAATCCTTTTTCAATAAGAACGTTATATAATTTTTTTAAGTCATCATTATCAATATCTCGTATATGATAACTTTCAGAGTCAACATCGTCCCAAGCCCCATCTGAATAATATTCATAATCAGGTTGTCGGTATCTAACATTCCATAACTCATAATTGTCGGTCTGACCATCGGCAAAAAATTGTGAAAAATCGTCATCATCTTCAAACTCAACGGAAAAATAACCTTTACGTCCGTCAACAACAAGGTCAATGGACCTTAGTTCTACTTCATTGTCGATATGTTTTTCTAACATATCATCTTCGTATAACCCACTTAAAACAATATAACATAAGTTATACAAATCAGGGGTTTCATTAAAGGCGTCGATTAATCTTTGTTGTGATGGGGAGTAGGTCTTTTCTTCGGTATCTTCTTTTAATCTTTTAGATTTACCGGTTCTACTGTATTGTTTAACTTCATATTTGTTTTCTTCAACCCACTTCATAACTTCATGGATAGAATCGCCTATTCTAAAAGGGATATTTAACCCATTGTTTTTTAAGGGTTCTGATGAGACATACTTACCACCTTTCGTATAGTATATCATAGACGATTTTGATAACATTGCGAAACCACCCTTCTTATGAATAACCATTCGGTTACACAACGGTTTAATCGACTCTATCGATAGGTCTTCATTAATTTTTTCAGGTCTATTCATCATAAATCCAATACTATTTTCTTGGTAGTGTTTATTATAAATATCAATAATTTTGATACCGTCTGAATCTCTATCTGCTTTATCAAACTCATTTTTTAAATATTTAATACCATTTAGGTGTTCATTGTTTAGTTCGTCATAAACTATTAAGTCTTTTAGTTCATAACCATTACCCCTATATAGTCCATATTTTTGTGAAGACATTTGATTGTGAATGGTTGGGTTTTTAATGATTAGATATGCTAACACACCCATTGTGATGTGTTCGTCAAAATCACTATCGTCGTCTCTTTTTGTTGTACACCATTTTGTGTTTGCACCATACTTACACGATGCCGTGTGTGTTAATGGTACAACCAATAAATAATTTTCGTCGTCGTAAATCTTTTTATATTCAGACTTATCAACTTTAAACCCCTCGTTAATTTTAGACATAATCTATATTATTAATATAAATATATCCTTAAAGGGATATTTATCAATACAGTAGAGTAGAATCTATATGTATTAAATTTATTTAAAGCCTCAGGTCTACAGTTGTACAGACTTGAGGTTTTTTTTATGATAACACTTTACTAATATTTTTTTACACTTACTAGTTCTAGCATCCCAGCACTTTTAACAAATAATATTTAAAAATCAAATAAATTATACTATTTATATCATATATAAAGTGCGCATATGGTAAATTTTGATTTATTGAACGAAGAAATAAGTCCCTTCGATGAAAGAGACATACAAGTTGAAGGATTACTCAATCCTGATTTACAACTACCTAAAAAAATTGACTACCGAAAAGAACTTCCAGGGGCATGGAATCAAGGTATTGATGGTCCGTGTTCCGCATATGCTGCGGCAGCAATGAAACAATGGCAAGAACTTAAAGACTACGGACTAAAAAAAACCCTTTCTAAACATTTCATTTATAATCTTAGGTCTAATAAACCACAAAGAGGAATGTACGCACGAAATACGATGCAAATACTACAAAAATATGGGTTACCGTATGATAAGTCATTCAGAAAAAAATGGAAAGACATTGAAGACATACCTTCTGAGGTATTTAAAGAAGCTTTAAACCACACGATTGTTGGATATGCGAAAGTTAATACGATAGATGGGTTGAAGAAGTCGTTATATAAAAACGGTCCGTGTTATGCGACATTCCCTGTTTATTCTAACGAACCTGAATTTTGGGTACCCTCGTTTGGAAATAATAGAATTAAAGGTGGACATGCCGTTTGTATTGTTGGTTATGATAAACACGGTTTTATTATAAGAAATTCGTGGGGATGGGATTGGGCCGATAACGGACATTCCACATACTATTACGAGCAATGGGGTTCACATATGGAAATTTGGACAACAATCGATGACACCACTTCTGAGTTAGTCATTCCTTACAAAAGAAAGAGAAAAACAATCAAAGAATTTTTTAAGAACATTTTTGGTAAAAAATAGAAGAAAGTACGGTCTTTTATTATTATCTTTGTATATATATGTTCACGCCTCTTTAGCTCAGTTGGTAGAGCAGCTGATTTGTAATCAGCAGGTCGTCAGTTCAAGTCTGGCAAGAGGCTCAATAAAAAGATAATAATGACAATGGAATCAAATCAACAATCGAACGGTAACACACAATTAAATAGTGTCCGAGAAACATTCAACAGTAAAGTATCAAGACTAAGAATGTTAGGGAGCACGAAAAAAGTGGCTTGGGACAATCGCAGACGAAACAGAGCAATTTAATATGGTTACTAAAATTCCATTAACTTCAGAAAATAGAATGTTACGAATTGGGTTTGGTAAGAATAAGGGTAATTGGTTTATACGAGTAGACCTTTGGTATGTCGGGTATCGAATATCTTAATAGGAGAAGTGGCAGAGTGGTCGAATGCACTGGTCTTGAAAACCAGCGTACTGCAAGGTACCGGGGGTTCGAATCCCTCCTTCTCCGCATAGATTAAAGAGGGTAACCTCTTTTTTTTATGCAATATTTTTTATATTATTATAAAAACATCTCATTATGGCAGTGACATTTAACAAAGGAAACCAAGAAGGACAACCAAACCCAAACAATATTATTAAAAAATTAGTGGAGGTTATTCAGAAATTGGAACAAGAAATAATTGACAATAAAAGAACAATTAACTCTAAAGTTAATGGTAATACTTTTTCGTTAACCGAAAAACTTAGAAGTTTCGACGATGTTGTTGAAAGTATTAACGTTAGAGTATCAACAATTGGAGAAAGAACCCCTGAAGAATTAACCACAGAACCTGTTAAGAGTTTAATTGTGGATGGATATAATTCTATTCAAATAAAATGTTCCGCAGAGATTTTAAATAAATCGACCGAACTAACATCTGTAGACCACTCGTTATCGACTAGAATTAATGAGGAAAAGGCTTTAAGAGAGAAAGACGTATTATCATTAGCGACTAACTTAGTCAGCTTTGATGAAAGAAATAATATTGTTGTTTCCGAGTTAAAAAGTAGATTTGATGGTATAAACCCAACAAACCCTTCTTCAGACTCTTTAATGGGGTTATCACAAAAAATAGAAAATCTAACAACAGAAGTCACTAACTTACGTAATAATATTAATGTTGTTAGTGCCAAATTAGATAAGGAAGTGTTTACAGAAATGAATAGTCGAATCAACTCTATTAAATCTATTGAGACAAGATTGTTAATGTTAGGTGGTTAATTCTTTTTTTTTATTGAGATTAAAATCATCCCATAAACGTAACCTATCATTTGTGATAATATCAAAATTTTAAAAATACTATTAACACCATAAAGTGTTTTCATAGTTAAATTACTGTGTTCTACTAAGAGAACCATAACTACTGAATTGATTTTACTTAAAAAAATAAGACCTAAAAACCCTCCACAAATAAAAGAGGTATATGGGTATTTTTTTTTATTCATGGATTTTTCTTTTATATAAATATTAAATTTACTATCTTTGTCTCCTAATTATAAAATATAAATAACTATGAAGGATTATAGTAAAACTTTTCTTAAACTTTCGATAATATACTTATCGATAATGTTTTTTTTATTGTCTTGTGAGCAAGAACCATATTTACGATTTGATGAAATCGACTCGATAGAGACTGAATCAAATATAGAGGAATATATTGAACATTATTTCGATATTGCCAGTGATTCATATACACAACCAGACGGTGAAGATTATTTTCTAAAACCTCATAGATGGAAGTATGGTGGGTTTAACGGTACTGAAAAAATTGATGTTTTTTTTGATGAGTCATTTGACAATATTAATGCTAAAAATAACTTAATCAGTTTCTTTTCAGTCCTCGATAATATTATCGAAGATGAACTCATCAAATTTAATGTAGTTGATAATATTAACGATGCCGATATAGTAATTGTATTTGGACATAATAACTTTCAGTCGATATTTGGTGGGGATGTTAACGATAATTGGTTAGGACAAGCGGTTACGGTAAATGAGCAAGAATATAAGCAAGAATATAATAATGATAACATAGTTAACCCTGACATATGTTCTATCGTTGAAGGTAGATTTTGGGTTGATACTTATGACGAGTTATTAATTAAACATGAATTTCTACACGTGTTAGGTTTTATACATACAAATAAAAATAATTCAATAATGAATCATTATACAAGTCTGATGTCTAATTTAAAGGATGTTGATGAAAAAGCGATTTACTTAAAGTATAATAATGATTTAGTTCAGGAGGTTATTGCCGTTCCTGGAGCAACTGGCTTTCCTAATTGGCTTTTCACTAATGAAGAATATGAAATTCATTTGGATAATGTTAGGTTAACTCTTGAAAATAGATTTAACTTATAGTATTATTAATATACAATAGACTTGTTTAAAACTAGTCGACCCAAAGGTCTCAAACCTTATAAAAAAGTTGATGGTGGAGCACAATAAAATAAAAACCCTTTCTACTGAGAGGGTTTTTTTAAAACTTATTACTTATGAAAACAGTTAAAAACAATGAAGGTACGGTTAAAAGAGTTGATGACTCAACCGCAAATATGTTAGTTAATAGTGGTTCTTGGTTTTTTTGTCCAAAATCTGAATATAGAAAAACTAAAAAGGTTAAGAAGTCAAAGGACTCTTCCGAAACGGTTAATATAGAAAACAGGGGGTTATCCGATAAGAAACTAAGAAAAGAGAGAAAACTTGCAAAGTCAAAGAGAAATAAAAATTAATATCGAAGGGTTTGATATTGAATTGACTGAAGGTGTTTATACTATCTCTAAAAATGGGATAGTATTAAAAGGGGATTTATATGAGTTACCCACCCCTCAGAAAACATGGTTAATTAACGCACATTCTTGCTCACAATCTTTAGTAAGAAGTTTAAATTTTGATAATAGTCTTGGGATTTAAAATTACTATTTTACATATATCGACACATATTCCTAACATATTCTTAGAAAGAAGAATGAGGGAGTTTACTCAATTTTATTTAAATCGTTTATCACAAAACAAACATCACGTTTTAAATGTTATAGATTGTAAAACCATCGATGATGGTCTAAGTCAACTCACCGATACTGATTATGTGTTTATTATTTCATCAGGTAATCGTATATATCGCTCTAACCTATTTTTAGATAAGGTTTTACAACCTTTTATGGATGACCCATCTTTAGGGTTAATGGGTCATATATTAGACCGTAAAGACCAATGGTTTGAATTACACCCTCAGTTTGTTGTTTTTGATTATAAGAAATGGGTCGATATTGGTCGCCCAACATATGGTAATAAAGAGGACAGTTCAGAGTCTATTGTTAGTATTGTTAGGTCAGAAAGTAACATACATGATGATTACACACCGCACTGGGTAAGATTAGAGAAACCAATTCAATATAATGAATACGATATTTTAGATAGGGGATGGGATTTTATTAATAGTTTTTTACTAAACGATTATAATATTAGTCCTTTTAATGATGATATACGTGGGTTAAAAGCGTATTGTTATCCTGAATATAATTCAGATAAGTTTTTTGAACTAATCGATAACAAGCGATATAGTGATGAGATTGATTATACTAAAAGAATTTTATTACATTCATTATTAAACTCACCCGACAAGACATGGTTATTTAACACAGAGGAGATGTGTATTATGAAAGAAAAAACTGACATAACATACGATGTGGTTGCTTTACCGTGTGCTGGTTTTAAATTTTTAGATTTATTACATAGCGATTTAATACATGAGAAAAGTAAAATCGTATTTTTTGACTTTAGTGAAAGTAGTGTTGAATGGATTAATTACGTTATTAACTCTGAAGAGTTAACCATAACAGACTTAGTATTAAACAAACCCGAAGAGGTCAAATTAATAGGTAAGACAATCGAAAAACTAAGTGTCGATGGGATTCCTTCAAATGATTTGATACGTCTCTCAGAAGAAGTTTATTCGTTTTATGGGGGTATTAATAATTTTATGAGGTTACTGAAAAAGTTTAGAACGTTAAACATAGAAATCATTAATACAGATATCATTAATGACCCACTAAATTGTTTACATCGGTTAAACGGTGATAATAATTTAATTAATATATCTAATATCTTTTCAACAGACTACTTTAATTTGTTTTACTCTGAAAAAGAACGAACAGATAAGTTTGAAAGATTTATTAAAACTTTAAATCGTAGTACAACTGTTGTTGGTCGAGGTGTAGATACTTATTATAGTGAAAAATCATACAATAATGGATAATATTAGTGTTATTGAAGTCATGGGTCTATATGACGAAATGATTAAAATACAAGACGAGGATATCGATTTTGCCAAATCCAAAAAAAGTATCCCTGAATTTGATAATGATTTGGTTCTATATTACTATATTTGTGACTCATTATTAAAGGACCTTACAATATTAGAAGAATACGAGTTATGTTCTAAGATTAAAACACTTAAAGAAAAAATAGAATATTCACTTGACGAAGATTAGATTTTAAGAAATTTTTGACTTATCTTTACAGTGTAACAAAAACAAACGTTATTTACTTAATGGAAAATTAGTACTGATGCCGTTGTGGTGGAATTGGTAGACACGTTGGACTTAAAATCCAATGGACAGTAATGTCCGTGGCGGTTCGAGCCCGCCCAGCGGTACTAAAGAGAGGTAGTGAAGCTACAATGATATAGAAAAAGGTAAGGGTTAACCTCTATATCGTAGTAACCCCGAAAGACCCGAAACTTCTCTTTTTATGGACTCGTAGCTCAGCTGGATAGAGCATCTCCCTTCTAAGGAGACGGTCATAGGTTCGAATCCTATCGGGTTCACAAATTCTTAAAAAGAAACAAATGGGGAAAAACAAACCAAACATCTTCAAGGGAAGAACAAAAGAATGGGATATGGAGAAAGGTAAATTCAGACAGTATCGAAGTAATCAGGGTAGAAGTCCTGAACGAATGGAATCGTCATATAAAATTATGGGGATAGCTATTGTGGGGTTAGTGCTGATTTTCTTATTTCTACTTATATCTCAATAACCAATATGTAGAGTTAGTCAAATGGTACGACGCTCCAACCTTAAGACCGAAATCATCATACTAGTTACACGATGCGATTAAGTTGGTTAGGCAGAAGTAGGGGTTCGACCCCCCTACTCTACAGACTTCATAATATTAGGACTTTTAGCTCAGTTGGTTAGAGCACCGCACTCATAATGCGTAGGTCGAAGGTTCGAGTCCTTCAAGGTCCACAAGTGAGTTCTTTGACATAACAATTAAATAAAACAGAAATTATGGAAATAACATCATTTATTTTAGGTGTATGTACAGTCATTGTATTAGTAATGGTTGTGGGTACGTTTGTGAACTACATGACAACAAAGTCCTTAAAAGAGGAAATAAACCGACTGAATCGAGAAAACGAAATTCAGTATAACGAATCTGAAAAGATTAAAAAAGAACTAATTGATTATGTGGACAGTCTACATAATGTTAGTGAAAATAACATGAACGAAGTCTACCGTCATATTGACAGTAGAGTCGATAAAACTGTGAATAATGTGAGCGAACACGTTGCAGAAATTTACAGACAATTAGATAGTAACAAAAAATCCGTAGTTAACGGATAATAAATAAAACGTTAAAGAACTCACTTTTTTTAATAAAAACCTCGGTCAATAGTTGTTAATACTTATTATTATTACTAATTTTACATTATGAAAGAACTACACGAATTACATATTGCAATGTTAAATACTTATGATATATTAGCTGAAAACATGACTGTTGAAGATGTTATGGTGAGTACTGAAAGTTTTATGTTGTTTGACCCTACTGAGGGTATAAACTCAGACACCTGTGATACCCTTTTAGAACATTTTGAAGACTTAGAGGAGTATGAGAAGTGTAAGACAATATTAGAGTATAAAAAGACGCTATAATGGATACTGTATATCATGACAAAAGGGGTTATGAAAATATTATAGTAACCTTTTCAAGTGGGGTTAATAGGGTTTTAGGTGAAACCCCTAAAGAATTCAGTAAAATAATTACAAAATATAATTGTGATATTTTATACATTTATGACGACCTTCTTTCTTGGTATGTAAACGGAGTTAAAGGATATGAGTCGGTTAAATTACTTTCAGAGCACATTACAACTATAATTAGTGGATATAAAAATTCAGGATTTTTAGGGTCTAGTATGGGTGGTTACGCGGCCATATTATACTCGATATTTTGTAACCCAAATAAATGTTTGTCCTTCTGTCCTCAAACATTATTACAACATAAAAAAAGAGACCTATTCAACGACTTTAGATTTCCAATTTTAGAAAAAAATGGAATAATGAGTGACTACTATTTAGACTTAAAACCTTTTTTATTTAAAAATGATTTTAACACGATAATATCTATCATCTATAGCGGAGACAATAAATTTGACCTTAAACATGCGGAATGGGTGTCATCGTCTGACAATATCACTCTTTATCCTCAAGACAGTGATTTACATAATATTTGTGGAGTATTAAAACATAGAGGACAACTTTATAGTACTATCGAAAATACTTTTAATTTTTTATCTATAAACTAAATAAAAGGCTTATCTTTGTAGTGAACAGAAAAACAGATAAAGGTTATGTCAACAGAACTAAAAACACTTAAAGGACAGTTTCATAGTCAAAAGACTAATGAGATGGAGAACACTGAAATGTCATTAACACGATTCAGTGGTGGTAAAGAAGGGATGAAACTTCAATTAACAATGAGAGAGCAAGGAGACTTCTTTACTCATATCACCCTTAATACCGATGAGATAAAAAAACTAATTAAGGAACTACAAGATAATTTTAATTTAAAAGAAGAAACTGATGTCTGATTATTATGATAATAGTGACGATACGTTTGACAATAGTTTATTAGATGACTATATTACAACAACGTTAGATGAGATACAGAGTCAATACGTAATACCTAATGGTACTAAAGATATTGAAGTTGTTGATGAAATTGAAGTTATTGGTGATACCAAAATACTTTATACTAAATCAGGTAAGTCATTTGCCGAACATCAAGTGGAGAATATCGGAGTAGTGTATGAATACGTTACTAAAGATAGTGAGTAAAATAGGAGAAGTGGCAGAGTGGTCGAATGCACTGGTCTTGAAAACCAGCGTACTGCAAGGTACCGGGGGTTCGAATCCCTCCTTCTCCGCAACGGTCTGGTAGTTCAGTTGGTTAGAATACATGCCTGTCACGCATGGGGTCGCGAGTTCGAATCTCGTCCAGACCGCTAAAAGAAGATGAAGATGAAGGGGAGAATATTGTTATTGACATTATTTTTAAGTAGTATGGTGTGGTCACAGAATTGTTCACCATATTATAAAGTTAAAAATTGGGACGTGAATCAGGATGTATTTGCAACTGTTTCATTAATTAGTTGTTTTCACGCATACGGTGTCGCAACATCAATAGATTGGTATGACTACTCTGTAGGATTACATATGATGAGTAAAGGACATAACGGTACAGTGTATGGTTTTGTTAGTTACCAATACAGACCAATCAGGAAGGTTAAATTATCTGCAGGTCCATTATATCGTATAAACAACGATAGTGGTTTATTGTTAGGGCAGTATGGTGGTGATGTTTATATCTACAAACGAGTTTGGTTAACAGGTAGAGTTTTACAAATAAGGAGAGGTTTAAATTATCTTAATGTAGGACTAAAAGTGGTGATATAGTAAGTATCATGGCCCGTTCGTCTATCGGCTAGGACGCCAGGTTTTCATCCTGGTAAGAGGGGTTCGATTCCCCTACGGGCTACTTAATGGAAGAGAGGAAATCGGGATTCAGAAATGAGTCCCTTTTTTTATCGTTATCTTTAAATTATTTTGTATATTTACCACGTTAAATAATATAAAATATGACACGAACAATAATTGATGGGGTTAGATACCTGAAAAGAAAAACAACAACAGAGCTTACTGCGGATGAGAAAAAGAAACTTCTAAATGGAGAAATCGTTATGTCTCATTACGCCACAGATTACTTTTTTTATAAAATAATTAAATAGAAATATGATAACAGAATTTGAAGTACTAAACACTTACAGTAAACTTAAAAACGGGCATTACGGAGAAATAGGTAGTTTCGCTCACCATAAGACGTGTAGTCTAATATGTGTTGGTTCACTATTAACTGATGAAATGGATGAATTTAGAAAAAACTTTAAAGATGAATTATGGGATTGGTTTTTACAATCTAAAGATTATTACTATAATTCATTACATAAGAACCTTTAAATAAATAAAAATGTGTCTTCGTCTTCGTGGGTGTAGTAATCTTCGAAACCGTCGATAGTTGTAATGATGATTTCATTACTATCAATAGTCCCCTTAAATACATTATTTGATTTATCGGGCATTGGTAAAAGGTTAATAAATGTTGGTTTTTATGTAGTAGAGACCTACATTTTATAAATAGTGAAAAAAAAACGAATCTCAGGTTAAATATGAAAATATTATCAATAAATTTTGGATTTAATGGAAGTTTTTCTCTTCTCGTTGATGGTAAGATTATAAAACACACTTCATTCCATAAAATTAATTATGGAAATGACCGAAACATCATAAAAGATACGAGTCTTTCTTCTTTTATGTGGGGTGCGGATGTTACATTAGATGAAATCGATTGGGTCGTACTTGTTGGGTATAAAGAATCTGACTTCAACTTCGATAGAGTTGCCTTTGTTCCCGAGAGCGAATACGAAATTAGTCCTCACTACACTCGAAAAGATTTTAGATTGGATTCAAAACAAGTTACCGACTTAGGGTCGTTAAATCCTCCATTCACTAAAAAACCATATGACTATATTAAGGGGCACTTTATATATAAAGACTTTGTTATTAAGTCGTATATCATTTCTCCTGATTTGTCTTACAATGCTTATGGATACCTAACGTCTAACTTCACAAATTCAATTAACATAACCGTTAGTAGTTTTGATGAGACACCTGTAGATGGGTCTGTTGTTTCAGTAAGTAAGGGTAATAACATTTCTATAGTGAATAGACCGATGATATCCGTAGGTAAACTCTATCCTAAAATAACCGAATTATTAGGTTTTGGTTTGGGGTATTTAAATAGGAGTACGTTGTGTGATATGTCCACCAGATATAATATACCTGAGAACTTAAAAGACATAATCGACGAGGGGGTTAACAACCCACTTAGTAAGATAAAAGACAATTACGAATTAAACTTTTTCTTTCAACACAGTACGTCTCAATACAAACAAGACGAAAAAAGACATAAACAAATACCTTTTTCTTCGTTTAATGTGGACGATATTAATAGTAAATACGCACTTAAAACTGCGGCTATCACACAAAGAGTTATTGAAAATACTGTGATAAAACTAATAACTGAAAGTGTTAATAATTATTCAGGTAACTTTACTCATAACATAACACTTAGTGGTAGTGTGTTTGAAAACCGAAGACTTAATACTAAAATATTACAGACCTTTCCAGAATTAAACATTCATATTTCACCATTTAATAGTGAGGAAGTAACATCATTAGGAGGGGCATTATACGTTAATATGATAGAAGGAACTCGAAGAATCTATAATAGAGACTTTATTTTATCAACTTCCCCGTATTATGGTTCGTACGAAAATTTAGGTGACGAAATTAACTATTCCGACTTGTCGTTAAAATTAAAAACTGACCTGATTGGGTATAAAACTAATAACCCTGAGTGTACAGAAAAGAGTTATGGCTATACCGGGATACTATTTGATGTTAACTCTAAGGGATTTATAAATACTAAATCATTAATGATTAAAAACCCTTTTGAGAAACCTGTTGTCCTAATAAGTGAAGAATTTTATGTTAAACATTTTAATAATGTTAAATACACATACAATAACAATACATTGTCAAAACCTAAAAAACCACATCTATTTAAGGAGTTTATTCATGATGATGGTTATGTTAATTTGTTTGTTGTTAATGAAACTGTTACACCATTCTTACACCGTATATTAAAAAATACTAATAATGAATATTTGGGTCATTATGACTTTACTAGTGTGAAAAATAAACATATTAATTATATTCAGACTTTATTTGAAATATCGGACGATTTAGATATTAAAACTTTAATTATTGATAATAAAATACACCACATAGAATGATAGGAGAAAACCCAACCACCAAAAATGAATTAAATGAAATTTTATCATCAAACACTTTTAGAACGAAAGAGTTTAATCAGGTGTATAGTTTTTCTAACTCATTTGATGAATCTGAAATCCAACACATTATTGATTACTGCTCAACACTACCAGCGGTAAACGCCGAAATTGGTAGTGATATGGAATCAGAAGATATAAATGAAGGGGTTAGAAGTTCTATTGTTAGGTGGGTTCCAATGAACGAAGAGACCAAATATATTTACGAACGACTAATCAATATGGCATTAGAAGCTAATAATGAGTTATGGGGGTTTGACGTAAATAGTATTATAGAGGAAATACAATATACCGAATATTATGGAACTAACGACGGTCATTACGATTGGCATTTAGACATTGGAGATGAAATCGACTATCGTAAAATATCAATTACAGTACAACTCTCTGATAAGGACGAATATGAAGGAGGTCACTTAGAAATGAAAACAGGTCCTATAGATTTAATCACACCCAAAGAAAAGGGATTATCAACAATATTTCCTTCTTTTATGTTACATCGGGTGAATAAAGTAAAAACAGGGCTTCGTCGTTCTTTAGTGTTATGGATTAGTGGTCCACCCCTTAGGTAATGGTTTTAAACATAATACTTTACATATCGTTTGTAACCTGTTTAGTTATCTTAGTAATTCGTATAGCAGAAAGATTCCCTAACGCCTTAGATGTTGATATTACAGACCCATTAAGTGTCTTAGACGAAGAAGAACCCGTTAGTGATATATGTGTTGTTTGCGCAAGAAAAAAGGGGTCTGAACCCCTTTTAACCTGTAGTGATGAAAAATGTATTAACAATAGTGATACACACTAAATTCCATTTCTCGATATTCTATATTAAACTTACCTTGTTTTTTTCCTTCTTCAACAACTAATTTAAACTCCTCTCTATTAATTGTATTGTATTTCTTTTCACCTACTTTAAAACTTGATATCCCCAATCTTTCCGACTCATCATTCAAAGACAACCATTTTTGGTATTCTTCGTTTTGTCTATTAACGGTTTGTTCTTGTTTATGTAAATGTATTAAATCCTTTAGTTCCGATTTTGTTAACTCTCTAACTATGTGTTTTGAAAAACTATATGAGTTTCCATCATACAAAAAGTTAGAGGGTTTAGGTGTTTGGTTTTGTAAATCGTATAGTTCTTTACCATCAATGTGAACAGGTATTACCTCTTCACATTTATTGCTTAATTCTGGTGTAACAATACAATATCTAACCACTAAACTAGAACTATTTCTCCGTTAACTAATTGATGTGTCTCTGGTGAAAAATTCTCAGGCAATGAGCTAACCTCTATTATTGTGTGTGTTGTGTTATTAAACTCATCGAAAGTAACTACAGTGTCTTCGTGTTGACATACTAATACTCCATCACTTAATTGTGAGTTTTCTGATAACCATGCTAATTCGATTTCACTTGAACCTATTTTTGTTACAATTGTATACATTTATATTATTTTTTAAAATTATTATTCTTCAGTTGAATCTTCTTCTGACGATTCTTCTAATGCTTCTTCAGTTTCATCCATGATTTTGTTAACCATAGCAGAACCTGCACCTGCCGCTGCTGCTCTACCTAAAGACATTAAAGCCGGATTTTCATTCAATTCCTCTTCAGTCATCCACCCTTCTTTAAGTGAAGTTTCTTTACATTTTTCACCGTATGATTCTACCATTTCGTTTAATGATTCACACATCTTACCGTATGATTCCATACACGTACCTTCGTTTGCACATGCTATTTCGTACATCATAGAACCACATTTTTCCATTAGTTCGTTTAATACGTTTAACTTTTCTTCAGATTCGTTTATCGTAAACTCAAATCTTGAAAAGTCTAATTTTTTAGTTGCTGATTCGTGAAGACCTTGTATTCTTTCAATCTCTTCTTGAATTAAGTTAAAATTTTTCATATCTGTTTTTGTTTATATATAAATACCATTAAGTTATGGTTTCTCCTTAATTTGTGTTTGCCACTCTTTAAAGTTGGTTCTTTTATTTTTAGGTACCCATTTCCAATGTTCGGACAAAGAAGAGTGTTCAATTTCGATATAATTAGGAATCAACTCTTTTTGATATTTCTCCCATAGTGTGTAAGTAACCTCTTCTAACCCATCGTCTTCAATACTTAGACTTAAATGAGACCCTTCGTTATTTATAAATTCTTCATATATAGGATATTCATACACATTAATTGACTGTATTATATTATTACGTTCTCGGTAATTCTTAATTTCCTCAATATCTTTATACATAAAGATTACTAATACATCTTTTAACTCATCAATCGACTTGTGAAGTAGACCTGAACATGAAGGACAAAACGCAACGTAATTGTCTGAAGAATTAAGTTTGTCTTTAAATGTTTCGTCATTATAAATAATTTCTTCCCATCTCTCATGGATTAAGTTATCATAATCAGAGTCTATTATATATGCGGTGATTTTATTACCAGCACCGTGAGGTCCTGTCACAATAACTTTACTGTATTTGTCTATTATCTCTTTATGGTCAAAATAATTTTTACTCATTTTCTATAAATTATAAGCAAATATAAGATATATATAAGAATATGTAAACGATTATGTACTATGAAGATTATGTGGTGATGACAAATACTGGTATGACAAATAAGTCTACCTTATTAGACACGTTAAAGAGTTACGAACTGTATAAACAGATGACGTATAGAGAATGGGAATCCACTATAACTTTCTCAACAGTGGATGGGTTTGATAATAATATGGAGGCTCTAATTTATTATGGTGGTATAACCTTAGAGAGATTAGAATATTATGAAAAGTACGAAGAATGTAAAAAATTAAATAACATTTTGAAACTTTACGAACCGATAATCAGAAAATAACCCAAAAATGTTTTGGTAATACAAACTTAATTCTTATCTTTGTTGAACATTAAAAGATAACAATTATGACCGTACACGAAAAATCTCAAGAGCAAAACCAATCTTCACTTAAAAAAGGAAAAATCATTTCCTCATTAACTAAGGGTAAGACCCGTGTTTATGAAGTTGAACTTCAAGGACGTGATTATTGGAGAACGTATACTGTTGAGTTTTTAATAGAAAATGTTTATTTTTTTAACAGTAGATTAGTATCTTTGGATTTAAAAATGACTAAAATCGCAAGTGGTAGTATGGATTTGACACGTTTCGAAACGGCTAAAGAGGATGTTGAAGTGTTCAAATCTCACAAAACCAAAGGAGAGTTAAGTCGATTAGTGGTTGATTTTTCAAGTAAAGCAAAGTCACAACTTCTAAAAGATAGTGTATTCAAAGCGGCGTGTTACGGAGTAAAACATCTACATATAAATAAAGTGGTAATATAATAATTATGAAAAGTAGTTTTAATCAATTCATACAAAAAACCTACGATGGTAGAGTAATAGACCCATCATATGTTCGATTCAGAGGTATGAAATCAATAGTAATAAATGTGGCATCAGAATGTGGGTACACGGATACTAACTATAAAGATATTTTTGAATTCGCAACCAAAATGAAAGACAAGGTATCGATATACCTATACCCTTCGAATGACTTTGGAGGTCAAGAACCTAAAAGTGAAGAAGAAATCGCTAAGTTCTGTGATAAGTATGGAGTCTTAGATTTATATCCTACGGTTAAACTAATGAATAAAATATCGGTTAAAGATAGTGAGTTATTTCAATACTTACAATATGACAACAACTTAACACAAGAAGGGGTTAATTGTGAAGTAACATGGAATTTTCAAAAGTTTTTAATTAATACTGACGGTAGTTTGTGGGGATATTTATACCCTGAAGAATCATTAACAAACCAAAAAAACATTGAGGAATGGTGTAATAATATGGAAATAATTAAAGATTATTAATATGTTGATAGAACCTAAAGAAAAGAATATTGAGAAAATGCCAAATCAAAAATGGCATCAAATCATATCGTTTATTAAATCAGGAATTCGTATATTTGGGTATTGTTTAATCCCGTTCGATTTAATTTCTGCGACTATAGTGTTAGTCATTTCAGAAATTATTGGAATAGTAGAAGAATTAGTGTAATGGAAAATATGTTTTTTGAATCCTTAAAAAAAGAATACTTTGTTTTAGTCGAATCTCGTGAAGAGGCACTATTTTTAGGTGACCACGATAAAATTAAAACAGTTGAAAGAATTATGGGTCATATATGGTCTTTGTTAAAAGAAGATTATTATAAAGACCCGGAGATAGTTTAATTAATGGGGGTGACTTGGAATTGATTGGCAGGGTCAGTTATACGGGGCACGTAGTGAGATGTTTCCTATCACTTTAATCTACGGTGACAATTTTTTTAGACGGCAACGTTTACAACGAGATGGCAATGTTCGGCTTAGTGGCTGACGAAGCTATCGTTAACGCATAGTTAGACTACGTGTTAACAGTAACCCACTCTAAGAGTCGGTTACATGGGGTCGGTCAGGACACATAACCTAGCAACAGAAGTCCGCAGTGTGGTAGAGTACGATTAAACCCTAAATTGAATCGTTCATTGGGTGTTGGTTGCAATGATAAATAATAACCAACAAATTTCGGAGTATTAGAAAATACTGACCTAAACGTGTAGTCCTTTATAGGTGGACTGAACAAGACCCGGGTTCGAAACCCGGCACCTCCACCATTAGATAAACCACTCCTTAATCGGGGTGGTTTTTTTATTATAGAACGTCTATACTTTACGGTTAGGTTTTGTATTATTAAATTATGAGAATTATATATAGTTTTAATACGAGTGTTGGGGAT